TCCCTGGCCCCCGCTGGCCCGTTCTCACCTGTTTTTGCCTATTCCGGACAATCTCACCCCATCAGCCTGATTAGCTGTTGACCCGCAACCCCTTAGACTGTAAAACACCCCTGGACACTATCACTAGGCAGGAGGGATGACCATGAGCGGCGCACCTATCGCGATGGAAATACACGTATTTGTTCGGAACGTCTACGGTCGTGACCTGATCTACCCGTTGCCCGGGTCCCTGGCCGAGCAGGTCACGCGGATGACCGGTCGGTCCACGCTGGCCAAGATCGACCTGGAGGTCCTGCAGGCCCTGGGACACAACATCGAATTCTGCGTTGATCCGCGGCACGCGGAGCAGCAGCGGGTAATGATGATGCGTCGCGCTCGTGATTGCGACCATGACCTGGCTGAAGAATTCCCACACCTCGAAAGGTAGCACCCATGCGACTTGACGACGCACACGAGTACTCCCCGGCATACCGTGCCCAGGTTGAGCGGCGACCGGTGATGCTGGTAGGACCCGTCCCGGGTGACCCCCATCTAGTCGGCTTGTGGTTGTGGGGTCCCGACGGGACGACCATGCAAGACCGACGCGGACGGCCCGCCCTGTTGTGCCACCGGGACGCATTTGACGCGGCAGCCGGCGACCCTCGGGCCATGCTGCTGGACCTCGCCAGGACTGTGCTAGAGGACCCGGACACCGAAAACGTAGCCGTGTTGATGGCGGAGGAGGACCCATGCCGCAGCTGAACTACAGGATGGACCGCGGCACGAGCCCGACACGTCACCGCTGGTATCAAGAGCAGAACGGCCAGGCCACCGGGATAATCGTCCACGGGAACGGCTGCACCTATTGGGTGACGGGCCGATTCACCGCACCGCCGCACCGTTACACCAGCTATCGCGAGGCCTGCAGATGTGCCGCCGGCCTGTTTTATCACCTGCAGAGGAGGATTGCTTAAATGGCTGACAAGAGAATCGACCGGATCACAATCGAGGTCACGCGGGAGCAGGAGACCACCACCAGTTTCCCTGGCCCAGACTTCGCCACCGACCTGGCCACCGTGCTCAATCACCTAGCCTTCCAGCTGTCCACCGAGGCTGGGCAGCTGGACCCGCTGCGGGAATGCCGCATCGCTTGGGGAGGTGGCCTTGTTGGCCGCGTGACCTACCACGAGGCTACCCCGGCGGAGGCGGAGGAGGAATACACCTGGGCCGATGCCCGAGAAATGGCCGCGGCCTGCAATGGCAGGTCCCAGCACGTCGCAGACAATCGGCTGGACGTGACATTTGCTGACGGTTCGCACCGCGTCTACGACCATCCCGGGACCGCCGTCGACGACATGGCCGACATGCTGGCCGATATCGACGGATCAGTTGACTTTTGAAAGGGGAGACCATGAGAGAACCAGAAACGCCATTTGTTCGATACAAGATCGTCCGATTTTGGAATCCTGCAGTGGCACGAAAGAGCCACCGAAAAACCATGCAAACCGGGCTCACGCTGGAGGAGGCGCAAAAGCACTGCAACGACCCGCGGACCCGCGAGGATGGGGTCTGGTTTGATGGGTACACGCAGGAGGGGGGCTAGCAATGCGAATGACCAAGCCACTAGCCACCGCAATTACCGGGGGCCTCGGGAGCCCCTCGAAAATGCCAGGTCACGCATGGGGAATCCCAACGTCAGAATGCCAGGTTGGCGGGGTGCTCAAGCTGCTCCCGGGGACCGGCTGAAGTATCTGCTACGCCGAGCGCGGACGTTTTCGGTTCGAGAACGTGCAGAACAAACTATGGGCGTCCCTCGAGTTGTTCAACATCGCCGCGGAGAGCCCCCAGGGCCTCGACCGCTGGGCAGCTGCAATGGCCTACCTTATCAACGACACTGGCAACCGCTGGTTTCGCTGGTTCCATTCTGGCGACCTTCAATCCCCTGCAATGGCCCGGGCCATCTTCCGCGTTTGCGAATTGACCAAACGTGTCAGACACTGGATGCCGACCAGGGAACGCGACCACATCAGGGACGCGGAGCCCTGGACGGCTCCCAGAAATCTCACAATTCGCTGGTCCGGGACGATGGTGAACGGGAACCCTCCCAAATGGGCACGGTTGTGCTCAGTCATCTCCACCGGGGACCGCCGGCATGGCAGGAGATGCCCCGCCCACATGCAAGGCAACGCATGCGGAGATTGCCGAGCCTGTTGGGATCAACGCATCACCGTGATCGAGTACGAGGTAAACAACGTTAATTAGAAGGGACGGACCCCGCAATGACCGGAACGGCTCTAGGCTTGGCAATCCTCGCGATTGCCCTGATTATCATGGGGACAATCGACATATTCGGAGGAAACGACCAATGACGTTGGACGAGTGCGCGGAGGTTATCGCGCGATGCGACGCCCAGACCGGTAGCAACCTAGCGGAACGGCTGCAGCGGCAGCTAAACCCCGAGGGGTATCTACCGCCACCGATCGAGGAAACAGGCAAAGACGGACGGCCCCGGCCCGCGTCGCCGATGAACACGCGGCTGGCATACGCTCGCCAGTTCGCCGGATACGCCATGGAACGGCTGTCCAAGACCAACAGCCCGTTCCCCAACAGCTGCCACGTCAACGAGAACGGGCCGATTGACGGCCCACACCCTTACTTCGACTGAAAAGAAAAAGGCAAATGACAGACCAGGACAAATCAACACCAACGAACACCTCGGAAAACACCATCAACCACCAACCACCAACCACCGAGTGGAAGACCCAGGTCGTTCCCTGCAATTTCCTCTGGATGCTTGCCGAGTTCGGCAACATCGCACCGGGGCTGGCCGAGTGCCAGGGGGCGAAGGACGGGTTCCATGTCACGTGGTACATCGAGCGAGACTGGTTGCCCAGGGGGAAGTGGGACGAGGTTTGTTTCCTGTGCTACCGCGAGGGCAAGATCAGGGCAGGTTTTAATGGGAAGTTCCTCAGCAAGTACTACACCGAATATCACGCGATCCTCGGGATGGCCGAGAGCAACGACGCGGAGTGGATTGACTACGACGACCCGAAGGGAGGGAAGTGATGCCGAAGTGGAATCCGCCAACGCCATACGAGCGATGCGAAAACGCAGGGCATAAACGGGCGCGACACAGCCCCGATGGCGAGACGGTACTCGAGGAGTGCAGCATCTGCCGGCTGCAGTGGGTCATGCCGAGCCGATGGTCGTTCCTCTACAGGCCGAAGACGATTTACAACCCGAGTGTCTTCAAGAGAAGAAGATCAAACAACGACTAGCCCATGTAGCGGACGGCGTGGCCGGCCCTCAGCAATTCGTCATTTACGCAGACGAGTTGCTGGGGGCTTTTTTCGATCCACAATTCACACAGCCAGCGTCCCCACTTGCCCTTCTTGCGGCCCTTGTGGGTCTTCAGAAGCACCTCGCCGTCCTCGGGCAGCATCTCCCTCACGAAATCCCGTGCGGCACGTCCTGCCACCCTGCTGGGCCCTCTCAACTCAGGGGTATCAACCCCCAACAGCCTCAGCTTTTGGCGGTGCAGGTACACGCCAAAGCCCAACGAGACAGTTGCCGTTGCGCTGTCGCCATCGTATACATCCTCGGGGAGGATGATGGCACGATATCCGAACCTACTTGGCTTCGCCCTGGACACGTCGGATTCCTTTCACGACTGGCTTCCCGTCCACGCTCATGATCTCCAACTCCCACTCCTGCGTCTCGGGGGCCACCACCGCGGGAGACGGATCAACCACCAACGGTGCGGTATCTGGCTTCATCTGGAACAGGCCACTGGCAATGCCAAGACCACCCCCGGCCAACGTCGCCAGGGCGAGGCCCTTCCAGAAGCCACCACCGTCGATGAGGTTGACCGCACCGTTGCTGGGGTACGTTCCAACGTCAACCTCACCAAGACCAGCATCCTTGGCCATCGTCTTTCTCCTGATCTTCAATCGCTGAGCGATATCGTGAGCCCAGATATTAGCCACCAGTTGCCTCTGCCTCGATTTCGTTTGATAGACCGATTTCGCCGCCTCCTTCATCGCTGAACTCCTTGATGAAGCTCCGATCCAGTTCAACTAGCTCGGACATTGCCCTCTCCTGCTGATCGGCCAGGCGAAGGGCGAGCGCGACCGCCTCCTGCAGACGGCCTTGCTCATCCAACGCCAACAGCCTCGCAGCCTCTTCCCGTTGCTCAACCGTCGTCAGCATCAGGAACTCGGGTTGATTGGAGCCTCACGCATCATCAACTGCCGAGCAGCCGCAGCTTCCATCACGTCCGGCTCTGACAAGGTCTTCAAAAAGACGCGGTCCACGAGCACGAGGGTCGTTTGCGATGCGTCACCAGCACGACCGATTCGCTCGCCAGCTGCAGCCTCAAGCAGGCTCTGGAGGTCTACTGTACTCGCCATTTCTCTACTCCTTCACAGGTCGCAGCCTGATCCTGATGGTAGCCCTGAAGTTGCTGCGCCAATCTTCCAGGGACTCCAGCCTCGACAAGAGGTCTGATGTGTCTGATGCCGTCCCTGGCGGGCCTGCTGGCCCAGTATCTCCTCTACCCCCAGCAGGACCGGCGGGACCAGCTGGCCCCGTCTTCCCCTGGGATGGTTCTAATTCCGCCAACCGCCGCTTCAACTCCAGTATCTCCCGGGTGCGGTCCTTGTCGCCCCAATCCGACCCCTCTGGACGTGGACCGAACGCTTTGTGTTCCTTCAGGAAGGCAACCAGCTGGGCATGACTCGACGAGAACAGTTCCTTGTCGTCCTTCCCATGGCTGGCAACTCCAATCAGGCTGCCACCAGCATACACCCCAGCACCCGAATCTCCATCGCGATACTTGCCGCCTGACACCTTGTACCCACGACGCATGAACATCTGTTTGGTTGACGTGTCCCGAATCTCACGCGGGCCCGTTGATTTCAGCTGCTTGGGGCCGTGCCTACCATACGCGGTGACCACCTTTGCATCCGGGGCCGCGGCCACGACCCGAGCCAGGGACTGGCCTGAGCTTGGGATCTTGAACAACGCGAGGTCGGTCTTCTCGTCAGCAGCTACCCAACTGCCCTTCACCCTGCTCCCACTCTGCAGGATGACGTACACCGTGGTGCCAACCTTGCCAGAGCAGTGGGCTGCACTGACCCCATATGTGTGCTCCAGGTCGCGGTAGACCAGCGTGCCACTGCATCCACCGACCTGGACTGCCCCACGAGGGAGGAGGTTCGACGCGGGGACAGCCGAACACAACACAAGAGCCAGCGCAGCCACTGCGAACCTCATCTACTCCTCCTTCTTCTTCTTCCTGCCGTTGGCCTGGATCATTGATCGGCCCGCCTCAAACCCGCCAACTACCAGCAATAGTTCGAGGATAGTGGTGATCTCCGTTTTGTCGAAGCTGGTGCTGTTGAGCCACAAAAACAGGGTGAGTCCGACGAAAATTACCGCGAGTCGGATGATTCCCCAAACAGGATGCTTGCCATTGATCTCCACCATGTAACCTCCTTGTTATAATCAGCCCTGGCCCGTCTCATCACGGATGACCTCACGGGGACGGATCCCCGGACGGGCCACCTACCACGACAATCTCCACACGGGGATCGTCCTTGTCAACATCGACCTCTGGCATCTGCGGCTTGAACCCGTAGTCATCAACACCCAGGGCCGCTGCTATCCCATCATAAGCGTATTTCAGCATCGCGGCCATGTTATCCCGATCGCGGCGACGACGGTCCTTGTAGTAGAATGTCGCCTGCAGCTTCGCTTCAGACCAGTCAACGTCCCCCCGCCTCCGAGTCACAAGCTCTGTGAAACAGGCCACCCGACACGCTTCGCGGTACTTCTTCGAGTGTTTATGACGGGTTCGCCAGTGGCAGCGTGAGTTAGGGCTCAGCTGCCTCGGAGGGAGGGGACAAACTACGGTCAGCTGGTTCATCTGCGGCCACCTTTCGTTTCAACGTCTCGCGTCTCTTGGGAAGTCCAACCGCGATATTCCTGGCACCCTTGCACGAATTCGAGCAGAAAACAGGTAGTTCCCGCCTCACCCTGAGTTCCTGGACGCTTGTGCCAAGAAACTCCAGACCGCAATGATTGCAAGATAGATCGAATCTGCGGCCACGGTAATACGCAGTACGGCAGGCGTCGTTGCAATACAAGCGAACTGCGCTAAGAGGGTTATGCCTGAATTCCTTCTGGCACTGCCGGCACAAGGAAGTGCGGGCAGTGGACTCATCGTATTCAGCAACACGAAGAGCCAATGCCTTGCCGGAATGCTCCTTCGCCTCAAGGCTTCGTTTATGTGGACCGACCGAGGAACCATTGTTCTCAAGAAAAGCAGCAGAAACGCCATGCTTGGCAATAGTCTTCTTGGCTCGCTCAGAGAACATCTTGAACAGGCGAGGAGTGATCAGGCCGGTTTTTTCATTGAATCCGACCATCCTCTTGAACTCAGAAGCCGTGATCCCGTGAGTAAAATTCACATGATTGCCAAGGTTCTCGCCAATCCAGTCGCAACCCTCAACAAGACAAGGCAATTCTCCTTTGATCAGGAACTCGTCGTAGCACTGGGGCAAGGCAATCCCCTGCGGATCGGCAATCCAGCGATCAAACCGCTTCGCCATGTATGCTCGGTAGCACACCCGAGAGCAGTATTTCTTCGACTTGTACTGGGAGG